TTCAGCTAAAGCACCTTTTAAAGTAGGATTAAAATAATTTGAAGACATATTTATATCCTTGTCCCAAACACAGTAGCTTCTTCTTCTGGCTCTGAATAAGTAATTTTAATACCCTTTGGTTTTTGTTTAGTTAGAGGAGACCATAATATTATTTTTTTTAATTTAAAATTATAATCTTTCTTCTTTAATATCTTAGCTACTCTAGCTTGTATTAAAGCATCTTCTTCTGTTAGTTTATTTTCTATATAAGTTTCAACTACTGATTGCCAATAATTTTTAGAACTAGCTAAAACTCTAGCAGCTTTGACAGCACCTACGCTTGGACAACCTTTATAATTATCTGATTGATCTCCAGTTAAAACTTGGAAATAAAAATTATAATCAGCTTGTTGTGGGCTAATTCTATAAAATTCTTTATTAGCTGGATTGTAGTGTAGTCCTTCAACTTGGTTTAAATCTTTATCTTCTGAACATATAATTTTAGCACCTTTTATAATATCACTAGTACCAAGTATTCCTAATATATCATCAGCTTCTAAATTAGGTTTACTATAACCATTATAGTGTTCATAAATATAATCTTTACAAAATTTTAAAGTTAAAGGTTTTCTGGTATTAATTCTATTTAATTTATAATCTGGTAGAATAGAAGTTCTAAAATTATTTTTATCTGAAAAAGCACAAATTATTTTAGTACATTCAGTTTGTTCTTTTAAGCTATCAAAATAATTTTTAATCATAACTACACACTCATCTTCATCTGAGTGTAAAGTCCAAACACCATTGTCCCAACGTATTGGTTTTTCTGATACAGATGATAATTTATAAGCAACTATATCTGCATCTACTATTAATGTACTCATATTATGAAGTTCCTTTTGGTTTTAGTTTAGATAAATCTAATTGTATTACTGTGCTATCTGATTTTAAAAATTTAGCTCTCCAATCTGATTCTGGGTATTTAGATTTAACTTCTTCTGATATTGCTATTTTAGAAAAATCTTCTGTAAAAGTTTCTACTGTTTTTAAAAAAGAACCTAGAATAGCTCCTATTTGTACAGATGGGCTTATTGACACTTGATAAGCAGTTTCTCTATCTCCTTTTGCTTCAAAGAGAGAATAAGCAATCTTATCATCTCCTACATCAGTTAATACTAATATTACTTGCATTGTTTTCTTTCTTTGTTAGTGAGTTTCCGACCAGTTGTTTCCCACACGGAAACTGGCACTAATAGGTACTCTAAGTTTAAAATGTTCTCCCGCTTTCTTTATGCTATCTACCGCTAATTGACCTACAAATTCTGCTTCTTCTTTTTTTGCTTCTATTTGAAATTCATCGTGAATAGTTGCTACTACCCAAGCATCTTTACCTTTTAAATTGTCCCATAATATTGTTAATGCTTTCTTCATTATAATTGCACCACAAGATTGTATTAAAGTATTTAAAGTTGCGTGATTACTTCTTACAGTTAGTATTCTTTGATCTAATGCTCTTAGAACTCCGTATGCTTCTATTTTTTCTATTATATCTATTTTAATTTGTTTTAAAAAAGGAAGCTGTCTATAAAATCTATCTAATATATTTTTAGCTTCAGCTATAGGACAATCAAGTATTTCAGATAGTCTTTTAAATGAGCTACCATAAAGTAAAGCATAAAACATTGTCTTACTTAATTCTCTAGATTTTAAACCCGCCGCTTCCATATTATATGTATGAAAATCTCCATTGATAATTAAATCAGCGTATTCTTTACCACCTTTGTAATTATAAATGTAATGAGCAAAACATACTGCCTCTAAAGATTTTGCATCTACACCAACCATTACTTGATTAGGTTTTGGTATAAATAATTCTCTAAATTCTTTTCCATATAAACTGTGTGTGTTAGGTATGTTTTGTAAATTTGGGTGTCTAGAACTCATACGACCAGTAACCACATTGGTTATGTAAGAAGTATGTATCTTACCTTTTTTAACTACTTTTAAATATCCATTAGCACCTTCAGATAACATTCCTAATCTTTTTTCTATTAATAAATATTCATTTAATAATTTAGCCTCTGGGTATGGTAGACTAGACAATACATCTTCATTAATCATTGGTGTACCAGTAGGTGTAAATTCTTTTGGTTTCCAACCGTGTAAAGTTATTAATCTACTAGAAATATGTTGTCTTGAAGAAGGATTAAATTTTACTAATTTTGTTTTTTTAACTGGTACTCCTTTACTATATCCAAACTTCTTACTATTAACCTTAGGTATAAACTCTCCTAAATCTTCTTCCCAATCTATAAATGTTTTTTCTAATTGTAGTTTTAAATCATTATACTTAGATAATAACTTAGCTTGTAAAGATTGTGCTTTCTTCTCATCAAAATAAAATCCACGTAGTTCTTGTTCTTTAGTTATAAAAGATATTTTATGTTCTAGTTCAATACTCTCTTTACTGAATCCTTTAGACATAAACTTCTCATATAATTTTTTAGTAAGTTTTACATCTTGAATACAATACTCCAACATCTTCTCGTTAAATTTTTCAAAAGCATCTGGATTGTTTTGTTGATAATCAATTTTTTGAAATTGTAATCTTTCACCCCAGCTTTTTAAACTATGTTTACCAACTGCATTTTTAGATATTGAACCTCTTGCCAACAACTTAACATCAACGCTATTTGCGATGTCAGGGTAGATAAGGCGACTAAGACAAAGCGTATCGTGGACTAACTCTCTTTTATGAGAATAATTTAATAATTTATTGAGGACGGGGAGGTCATACCCAATACAATTATGTCCAACTATTAAGTTGTCGACAAGAAGTTTTGTTCCTTTCAGAATATCGTTTCCAGTAAAAGTAAATTCGTTATCGTTCTCGTCCACTATCACTAAACAATGTATTAGCGATGGGTCAAGTCCGTTTGTTTCTAAATCAAAAAATAAAGTTTTGGTCATTTTCCTCAATCATTCTTCCAGTTATTGTGTCGTAGTTAACAGCAGATGCTATTCCAGTATCTCCAGCAAATCTGTTTTTTAATACACGAATAAGTGTTTTGTTTTCATTTTTATTTGAATTTCTTTCTAAAGAAACTACTGCGTCAGAAAGCTGTGCTATACTAGCACTACCACGAATATGCGAAAGAGAAACAGGAACACCATCAGTATGATCTTGGTTTCCATCTAATCTTTTTAAGTGGGCTACACAAATTAAACCTATATTTAATTCTTCTGTTAAAGTTCTTAACTTAGTAAATAATACATCTAATGCTTTTCTTTCATCTACAATTTGTAAACCAGATATTAAAATTGAAACGTGATCTAATATTATAAAAGAACAGTCTAAACCTTTTGCAAAGAATTTAATTCTAGTAAATACATTTTCTTGTTCTGTGCTTCCAAAGTTGTGATATAAAAATACTTTACCACTACCTAAAGTATCTTTGTATGCTTGTTCAAGTTCATTAGCTGGTACATCAATAACTCCACCTAAATGAACACGTTTGTTTAAACTAATTCCTAAAATACCGTGAGAAGTTCTTTGTAAACTTTCTTCAAGACATATAACACCAACCTTGTGGTTTTGTTTTATTAGTGAGTATATAAGTTCCTTAGTAAATAAAGTTTTACCAACACCAGTTCCTGCACACACAGTAACTATTTCTCTTTTTCTTAAACCATATAATTTTTTATTTAAACCATCAAATGGGTATTGAGCAATAGATACTGGTACTGGTTCTCTAATTAAATCCCATAAGTCAGTTCCAAACACAATACCATCTGGTCTATATTCTTTTGCTTCCCACATAGCTTTGATGACTTCTTCACCACGATTAGCAACAAGCATTTCATTAACATCTTTTAATTCAAATGTAGCTATTTTACATTTACCTACTGTAAATAATTCTGCACATTCTTTAGCTGCTTCTTGACCGTGAGTATCTTGGTCAAAGAATAAAATTATTTCTTCAAAACTTTCTAACCATTCTAATTGTTTTTTTAATGCTTTAGCTGCACCATTAACACCGTTAGGTATTCCCACAACTGGGTATTTATG